TGACAACTGTATTTACCTCTAGTTCAGGAACAGCATCTTCGCTTACACGCTCAATCGTAACAGATGCCTTCTCTACCTTGCGCTGATGAGCAAGATCGCCTGCCACACCGAACATGCTGCCAAACTGACCTGCCGCACCCGCATCCGCAATAGATGCACCCGCAACCTTCTTGGCACCCTTCGTGCGCTCCTCAAAGAACTGCTCACGATTATCCTCATTCTCTTTGTACTTCTTCATGAGAGTGTTCAGCTGGTCATTGTTGTACTCCTGATCCTTGATCTCATAGGACATCGGATCCCATGGAGTCCACTTTCCTACCTCGCCCAAGAGAATATCATGATACTTATCCTTTGTCTGAAGACGTTTTGCCTTTAGTTCTGCTTCCTTTGTATTGCTAAAGACGCCACGAATCTTGACACCGCGAATGGTATTACGGCAGTCATTGTTCTTGTAGAACTCTTCCTCCAGTTTGGCCTTGTGCGCATAAAGGAAATCATCATATGCTTCCACAATCTTTGTTTTATTCAAATCAGTCTTGCTCTTCTGAACAAAGGCACCATACTCCGCCATCACGCTGTCAATGCGCAGACGATTCTTACGGCAGATCTCTGCAGAGGCCATCTGATCACTCTTCTCGAGCTCTTTTACGCGCTCATCCAATTGATCATTGATACCCTGTACGGTGTCAACCAAATACTTCTCTAGATTCTTAATCTTCCAGTCGACCTCATAGGCATGAAGAAACTTCTGGAAAAAGAAGAGCTCCTTTTTGTCCAAGACTTTCTCCGGGCTGAGGAAGCTCAAAAGCACATAACGCTGGCCTGGAATTTCGGTGTCCTCGTCAAGAAAATCTTCGATTACGGTATTTTTATCGGCGCTCATCTCTACGAATCTTGTGTTATCAAGCTTTAAACTCATCGATCGGTTCTGCATGAGTTTTTTTCTTAGGTTTGAATATAGAAAAATGATGGGCTACGGATTTGCTGAAATTGTCAATCGTATCATTAAGTATCTGATTGAAGGTCTTGTGATCGCTGCCGCTGCGATCTTTATCCCGAAGAAGGCTCTCCCACTGGATGAGGTCGCCACTCTTGCTGTCCTCGCCGCAGTTGTCTTTGCTATCCTCGACGCTGTCTCGCCCTCGGTTGGCGTCACTGCCCGTCAGGGTGCCGGCTTCGGTCTGGGTGCCAACCTCGTCGGCTTCCCGATGCATTAAATGTTGATAACACACTGAAGTTTATTACCTAATTATCATTATAATTATTGTAATAAATTACCTAAAGTTAATTATAACTTTATTTCTTAATGAGCGAATGTACAGCAGTCATTGTGGAACCTCGAAAACATCCTGCTTTGTCCTATGTTCTTCAAAACTTTGTAACGTATTTACCTGATGGATGGAAGATTCTTATTTTTCATGGAAATCAAAATAAGGAGTTTGTTCACGATATTCTAGCCCATCTTCCGCCACGATTTCTGAAACCCATTGAGCTGAATATTGATAATTTGACGATCAAGCAATATAATGCAATCTTAATGAGCAGTGCATTTTATAAATGCATTCCCACCGAAACCATGCTTATTTTTCAGACGGATACCATGATTCTAGAGCCTCAGCTCTTACATGCATTTTTGTCCTATGATTATGTGGGTGCACCATGGCCATCAGGAGATGTAGGAAATGGAGGACTATCCTTACGAAAAAAGAGCAAAATGATCACCATTACACAAACCGTTACACCCATTCATGAAAATGAGGATATTCATTTGTCGATGCAATCTATTGTTCCATTGCATAAACCATCCTTTGAACAAGCAAAACAGTTTGCAGTAGAAACTGTCTTTTATGAAACGCCATTTGGTATTCATGCACCATGGAAATATTTATTAATAGATGAAATGCGTATTCTTATAGAAAAATATCCAGTCATCCAGAAATTAATGCATCTCCAACGATTGTAAGAATTTATGCGGACAAAGTGTTATATCTTTCATGTCACCTCTACGAATAATGGTTTGAATCTCTTCGCTCAAACGAGACACATTTGTCCGAATCAAAATCATACGAAGATTAGGTTTACCCACGAGTAAGGGCGTGCCTAGAAAGGTAGATAGATTTCCATAATGAAGAATTGACTTTTTTCCATAATACTTTACTTGTGCAACATGTTCAAAGGTATCATTTACCAGATCAACTCCCTGATCTCGTAGAGGAAATCCAGCATATCGTTTATGATTAGCAGGAATATCCTGATAAACATAAAAGGGTGTTTGATACTCTTTTGTAAGATGGATGGCAGAGTAGTATTCAAATACAGTAGGTAGATGCTGGATCGTTTTCATACGTTGCTCCAGAAAGCGAAGATGGGACAACATAATCTACGGAAAACATAAGAGGTAGAGTGATCAATTTTCTAGAGTTTCTCAAACATGGAAAACATTTTCAGACCTTCATGAAATAATTTCACATCGCCTAAGATCTTTTTAGCAAGTGCTTTAGTATCTTTATTTCGATAGGAGGAAAAGACCCACACACCCGAATTATAATTCTTCCACTGACAATACTGTTTATAATCGGATCCGATCGTCATGTAAATGCTATAGAGTTCTTTCTTATACGCTTTATGAGTATCTTCTACAGGCGTTTCAATGGGTGCAAAAGAATCCTCAAAGACAAGACTCATCCATTTCAGCATGCGATCCATCTGTAATAAGTCGAGTTCACGCTCATCATCGATCTCAGATCGAACCAAAGTGGGAGTGGGTGCATTTCGTCCGGAAAAATAGGTCATATACATACTGCTTACACTGGCCGCCATCATGGGTACCATATTATTTGCCACAAGGTGGTATAAGAATTGTGAAGTGACGCCACTCATTTCTTAAGGATGCTTTATTTTATCTGGATGCTCTAGATCTTTTTTAATGTCCTTTTTTCAAAATTAAATGTTAATGAAATTTATGTAGTTAATTACATTAACATATACCATTTTTTCTTAAAAACTCGTCACACAGTTCGGACATACTGCCACTTCATTTCTTTACATATCTTCTCCCACGTCTTATCCTGCAAATACAACTTATCACGATTCTTGAGTAAAGGAAAGCACGCCAAATACTCATCCATCTCCAATAACTCGCAGAACTTATATAACACATAGCCATACGATAAAAAGTTGCGACGACCTTTAGGGCAGTGCTTCTTAAATGATGGCTGGATCTCACGAAACATATGACGTAGCTTTTCTTCATCTTCGCGGGACATGAACGGCGCATTTTGGCCATTGAGGCGATTAATAATATGCGGAATGTGCTCATAGTATTTCGAGCATTTCATCTTTCGCAAAATCTCACGCAACTTAGTCGGTTTCAACGAACTCATGTTGGTAATTCGCTCCTTCTTTAACTGCACCAGGATATCATCATAGACCTCTGCAGGAATTTCGGTACTCTCCTTTGCTTGAAACTGTGCAAGCCACTCATTAAAGTGGTTAATCTTCTTGTATGCGTAATAACATACTTCGCGCGGGGGATCCTTGTAACTTGGCTTGTCACTATCCACCAAAATAAACTCTTGGTGTCCGCACTTGGAGCAGGTAAGATTCGCCTCATTCAAACACATAATCATCTCATTACCACATCGCTCACATAATGTCCATGGATCATCATACTCTTCTACAGTACTTCGTCCCATGGCAGGATCTTCCAGCTGCAAGTAGTCATTTAAGAGCTGATTTCGTTGAAATCCCTTCTTCTCAGGGATATGATCCGTTGTAATAACTGTATTTCGTGTACCCTCTTCCTGTGCTACTTCTTCAAGAATAGCAAGAATAGAACCTGGTTTTGCCTTATTGGAAGTATAAGTTGCCGTTCCTTGTTGTATTTGATCTTGGATATCATAATAATTGTAAAGAATGTCACCGGTTCGAAGATAATAGTTCATCACATCGGATCCATCTTCAATGGATTTGATCTTCTTCTCCAAGGCTTCCACTTCTTGTTCCCATCGCCAAATATCAATATCAGATGTACTTTCCTTTATCTTTACCATTAAGGCATTTAGTTCATCCTTATATGATTGGATGTTCTCTTTCTCCTCCATCATATTTTGAATCTTCTGATTGTGAATGGCATCGAGCGTGGTGCGAGCTTCCGGATTACTTCGTTTTGTACTTTTCACTTTAAAAAACGCACTGTCACTCATCTGCCCTAATGTACTTATACGGTATGGGTGAGTTGTTTTTAAACCCCTCGATCCTCTGATTTCTAAAAATTTGTGTTTTCCCAAAATTTTTTTGTTACACCAGGATATAGAAAATGACTGGTGGTGGTTTGATGCAACTCGTCGCCTATGGCGCTCAAGACGTTTACCTGACTGGTAACCCTCAAATTACATTCTTTAAGGTTGTGTACCGTCGTCACACCAACTTTGCTATGGAGTCCATCGAGAACCCGTTTAACGGCGCCCCGAACTTCGGCAAGAAGGTTACCTGCACGATCCAGCGTAACGGTGATTTGATCCACCGCATGTATCTCCAGGCCACCCTTCCCCAGGTTGCCCTGCAGTCATCCGATGGCTCTGGTGCTCAGTTCCGCTGGCTCAACTGGATCGGCCACAACATCATCGACTACGTCGAGATTGAGATTGGTGGTCAGCGCATCGACAAGCAGTATGGTGACTGGATGCACATTTGGAACGAGCTCACCCAGGAGGCCGGCAAGCAGGCTGGTTATGCCAAGATGGTCGGCAACGTC